TAAACCAAGGCGGTTGCACCAACAGGCATTATATAACCTGAACCTGAAGCCGTCGTAACAGTTAAAGTATAATTACTTGAAGAACGTGTCGTTGAATCTTTAACAATAAAGATTCTTTCTGCCGAAGTTGGCATAATGAATTGTCGATTGCCTGCTAGGGTTCCTGTTAAAACAAAAAATAAATTTTTACCGTTGGAAGTAGCTCCATCATTTAAGGCTAATGTAACATCGGCTGAAGCAACATCGACCGATAAATATCCACTTGAAGCCTGTTCTAATATTTCTAGATTAGTATTAGTTACGGTTCCCCATAACCCAGCTTTTTCCCCTGTGGTTACTTTTTCTAATTGTAAATTTGTCGTGTATGTTGATGCCATAATGCTCCTATAACGGGTCTATATTAGTCCAGGTTTGACTTGCATCTGGATCAATTGCATTCCACGTTATCACATTCACGTCGGCTGCGCCAGTAGAAACTGTTACGCCGCTACCATCAGGGGACACGCTTCCACTGAGGGTATAGGTACAAGTTCCCATAGAAATGGTAACTCCACTCCCTGTAACACTAACTGTAACATCAATATCGACTAGAGCCGTAGCTCCAAAAGTTGTCTCTGCGAATGCTGAAAGTCCTAACATATAAAATTCCTAAAAAAGAGAGTGTCCAGGGTGATTGGTGGAGTCTGGACACTCCCTTTTTAGTAGTATCATTTCTTGAACCAATTAGGAAGTCCTAAAAATGGTCGACGGTCAAATCTATTTTCAACAGCTCCTGGTGAATTAACTGGATTATAATGTAAAAAAACTTGACAGCAATTAATTCCTTGAAAAGGTTCCCTCCAATGTTCCAATTCACAACCTGAATAAATCAGCATATCGCCTAGATCAAGACTGACTTTAACTCCTTTATGGGTCGTAGGAACATAAGGTCCATCAGGAGGTGTGCCTACATTTTTATTAGGTTCTAAATATATATCCCATTTATCTCCCCCTAAAAACATAGTGGTGGATATTTCACAACTAAAACGATCTTTATGCCTTTTTAAAATATCTCCTTTTTTATAAAGTCTAGCATAAGAATAAGTAGGAATAAGTTTAAGTTTACTTTCCTTTTCCATTCTAGGTTTAACTTTTTCTAATAAAGTTTCCATAACAAGATCGGCATAATGGGAATAAGTATTAGGAACTTGTTTATCTTTCCAATCTCCCCATGCTTCCTCAAAAGGCGATATGTAACGATCATCTAAAAACTTTTTAATCACCCTACGCTTGATGCTAAAATAACCATAGATAAAATTAGCCATGTCTTTTGTTATAGCTTTTTTAATGACTAAATATTTTTTCCTTTTAAAACTCATATAAACTTAATATTTCCTGCCGCAGAAGTTCTAGTAACCTTTGAATTAAAATGCATAACCTGATGCCTTAAATTAGCAGGAAAGATCATTAAGGTATTCACTCTAGGAGTAAAATGTTTTTCCGCTATCACACACCAGTTATCTTCTCCATAAACAAAACCTATGTCTCCAGGATTAGCGGCATTCGTTTCATTTTTTTTAGCTTCATTAAGCATCCGTTGAGGTACTTCTAGCCACAACACAAAAGATAAAGAACAATTAGTATGTACATGAATGGGGTTATATTCTTTTGCTTTCATTCGATTAATCCACATTTGATCTAACTGGTATTGAGGATTAAATTTAAGTTTAGCGCCAAATCTTTTCCATCCCTCTATCCAAGTATTAATATAAATTTGAAGTTCATTAAAAATCCAGGGATCTTTTTGTAAGTCATAAACATATTCATGATAAATTTGTCCTGCTAACTTATCTCGGTGAGATTTTTTTAATTTTTTTCCAAGCTTTAATAGTTTAGCACAGTAAACTGGATCAACGTCCATTTCAGCAAGATAAGGACCAAACGGATAATATTTATGTTTGGGAAGGGTTGGTTGCATTGGATATTCCTTTGGGCACACATGTAATATTCCAGTGAACAAATCTAAAAGGTTCTACTCCCATATCCACTGGATATTGATGAGGAGTATAGCCTGGAATAAGAACCATCGTACCTGGTTTAACTTTATAATGAACGGCTTCGTTAGCATGGGTAATTTTACTTCCGTCTTTCTGAGGAAGTTTAGTCATCATGGCTCCTTGTCTAGGGTCATGTAGAACAGGCATGGAAGTTCTTTCGCTAGCTTTTAAAAAATAAAAACCTGTAACATGGGTATTCCCATGCACATGGGTATCATGATGGCCTCCACCTTTGCTAGAAAATTCCTGCACCCACATTTCGGTGTAATGCAGACTATGGTTTTTTAAATCAAAACCACACCAGTCTAAAAATTCATAGCTTCGATTTCCACAATACTCTATAAATGTTTTAGCTTCAGGATCTTTATTAATAGAAACGGAATGATTCGATAAGCCAAAATCCCCCAGTTTTCTTTTATATATTTTATTCCTCTCTTTTAAGACAGGTAAAAGATCTTTCTTTGCGTTTTTAATATACTTATCGGATAATTTATTAATCGGTTTTATAAATTCAGGAACGTCATTCGTCCATACGGGAGTTCCAAAATATATATTTATATTAAAATTGTTCATCTAAAAGGATATCCTAAATTCCAAACAACTAAAGAATACCTAATTCCTTTTTTTACAGGTTTAACTCTATGCCATACAAAACTAGGAAAGACAACGATTGATCCTTTGGGTAGAATTTCTTTACACATCCTGCTAACTTTAGGATTATCTCCATTTCTAAATTGAAATTCCAATTCTCCGCCAGTATAATCCTTTTCATCGGATAGAGAAACCGTCACCGACAACTTTCTTATTTTACCTTGTGCAGGACCCTTTTCTTTATAGACCCCCTCCCAACTATCACAATGCCAGTTGTAATATTGACCTGGTTTATACTTGGTAAATTGACAAGACTCCGACCAATCCCACTTAAAATTCCACTCTGCGCTTTTATTAGCTTGATGGATATAAGGTTGTACTTCTTTATAAATCCAACGGTCATCCATCCAAACGATACTGGAATCTCTTTTCTTTTTTAAATCTTTAATTTCTTTTTTATTCAAAGGTTGTTTTTCTAAATCTCTCTTTCGTTCCAACCCTCCTGTAATCGCAATGCCATCTTGATGTTCTAATCCATATTTAACAATGTCATCGCAAATTCTGGGTGGAATGGCTGATTTAAACCACCAATAATAAGTTTTTAAGTTCATTCTATATATGTATAAGTCATGGTTAAAAAAATATTCATACTCTTTTTTTTATTAGGAGAAATAAAATAGCGTTGGATTGATGGAAAAATAATAAATTGATTGTCTTTTAAAGGAATATGCCAAGTCCTGTTTTTTCTTCGATTATCATCGTATTCGATAACTAGCTCACAAGAATCTTTAGCCACCTCTATGCCATAAAGACACGTATAGTCTGGTGAATCCCTTAAAAGCAAAGGTTCAACTTGATGGCGATTAACAGAGGCTTCATATTGGTTATAAATATTTCCCCATTCTTTTTTAGGAATTAAAGTTCTATAATAATCTAGTTTAAAATGATCTCGGATATAAGCCTGCAGCCGTTCTAAGGGCTGGGAAAAAGGAACGTTAAAATCTTGATAGGAATAATCTTTTTTATTGTTGCTTAAACGATTTTGTGAAACAAAACTGTTGAGAATGTCATTCTTGATTTTCTTGCGATCAATTTCAATAACGTGAACGGTGTCTATATAAAGGTCTATTTCACTTAATACTTTCTTCTGCATGCAGAAGACTTTATAGGATTTAGGGGTATTTGTAAAGATTGGATCTAAATCAATTACGGAGTTTTCAAGTCCCAGGCTTTTGTATCTTCGTTCCAGTCGTAATTTGAATTGGCTGCTTTTTGTTCATCAGTTAATGCGGGTGCATCACCGATTGGCGAATGCCAAGTCGCTGTTGTCGTATTTAAAATCCAACTAGCATAGGGTTGTCTTGATCTAAAAATATTATTCTCTTCATCATAAATATTGTTCTTTCCTGCATAGTTTCCCCTTAAAGGGGTTCCACCTAATTTATGTACTCCTCCTGCAGTATTAAAAGATGTTTGAATCCACATAGGGGCTGGCCAGCCATGAAGTTTTTCCAAAAATTGTTGACCTACGGATTCATC